CTTCCTACTGAAGCTATCATTGCCTCATCTCTGGGTGCTGTTGCTGGTGTCATGGGTATCTCCATGGAAGATGTTGCTAAGCAGAAGCGTGCTGCTGTTGAGGCTGCTTCCGCAAACCCCGAGAAGGGGGACTGACTGCTCTTCGGCAGTCAGCCCCCTCTCTCTTCTTAAAGGATCATGAGTCAGGTGGACTGGATCTTCTCGCAAGAGCTAATGTGGATCGGTGGGATACTTCTCTTGTCGCTCGTCACCGTGTTAGGGACAGAGTGGATGCGGTCGCTTCCTTGGAAGCGGGATCAAGATGGGGAGAACCTGTGGCTTGGGCCGCGACGGCGGGACTAAAAGTAAGGTGGTGAGTTATGGCATACGCTAGTTCGACTAATATGGCAAAGGACGCCTACGAAAAACGGTATGGCAAAAAGAAAAAAACTTACAGTGCACGGATGGAAACCAAAAAGCATCGAAAGCGAACTGCTGGCAAACCCGGAAGGGGTCTTCGCCAGCTTCTTCGTAAGTCCTTGGAGCATTCTCAGCCAGGACTTATGCTTAGGGGTGCTCGTGCCCTGGCAAATCTAACAGCTTCGAGGATCGGGGAAGCATCAGGCAAGAGTACTGGTAAAGCTACAGCAAAACAGGAAGCTGCTAAGAAGATCCTAAAAACTCCTATTAAGAGCACCAAGATGCCTAAGCTTTCCCGTAAGAAGTACAAGCCTATTAAGGATCCAAAGCGCAAGCTAAAGAAGGGCGAGGAAAGGCACGCCGGGAAGAGCAAGGTTGATGTTCTCAGGCGGATTCAAGCTCGCCAGCAGGTAAGAAGACTGGATCCAGATGATTACCGTCCGGTTAAGAAAGAAGACAAGTTAAGCAGGCGCCCGCAAAGAAGGCTGCGACGGTAGCGCCTGCCTAGAGAAACATGATAACAAAAGAAAACTGAAGGGTTCATATCATGGTTAAGAGATACCGAGTTACTGGAGAGATGGGAAAGCCGGGTCGCCGGGTTGTTGACGAGAAGGGTCGGCCTATCGGTGGTGGCTCTCGTCGTCGCAAGGCCCAGGCTAAACCCAAGGGCTCCAAGTATATCATTAAACGTGGTGACACATTAAGCGGTATTGCTAAACGCATGGGGACGACTGTCTCTAGGTTAATGGCAATGAACCCTCAGATTAAAGATAAGAATAAGATCCGAGCTGGTGCTACGTTAAACATTTCCGGCACCAAAGCAGGTGCTCGTTCTGTTGCGGCTAAGAAGATAAAAACCATTCCTACTCTTAAGGTCAAGGGCCGGGCACTAAAGACCGCAAAGCAGCGCCGTGAAGAGAACAAAGCTAAGCGGAAAGAGAGCGACGAGAAACACGAGAAGGCAGTGGAGAGGCGCCTTGCTGGCAAGAGTGCTGAAAGGCGCACCGAGAGTGCTATTCAGCGTGGTGATGCCAGGTACCCCGCTGGCGGCGGCACTCGTGCAATCACTAAAGAAGAGTCCGATGAACAAGCACGGATTCGCAAGGAGCGCCGGGGGGATCGGACAAGGGACAAGTACCGCGGTCGTCGTAGCTGGTGGCGGCAACTTACCCGTTAGAATGGGATCACGATAACGCAGTCGGATGTTAAATCCAGCAGCGATAAGATGATCCATATTTCTATCCCTCTTGCTCCATTCATCAGAAAGAGAATCTGTGGAACTGGAACTGTGTATCGAGCGGGATCATGGTGTTCGTGCCGAACCTGTTCTTCTCGATCATGAGCAGGGTCCGATCATCTTCAGGATCTTCCTTGTGGAGGAGCATGATGATGTCGGCGTCCTGTTCGATCTCGCCTGAGTCACGCAGGTCTTTCATGGTCGGCGCTCTGTTTGCTCCCGTCCCCCTGTTAAGCTGAGAGCAGGCTAGCACCGGGATTTCCAGGTCCCGTGCTAGCTGCTTCAGTGCTTTCGATACATGTCCGATGGCTTCGCTCCTGGTTCCGTACTTGTCCCCAGGTGAAATGCTGCTGATGAAGTCGCACACTACCAGCTTCAGGGGTACTTCCTTGTGCAGATAGTTTGCGATGTTGATTAGCTCATCGAGTCTGGTCCCATAGAAAACAGCTAGTCTACTTAAAATCTGTGAGTAATGTCCAGCCCGGTTGTTTACCAGCTCCATGGCTTCTTCATTGTTTGTTTGAAACGGACCAACACAATCTGTCTTTGACAGAGCAGACAATGCCTTTACTCCGATCTCTGCTACGTCCATTTCTACGCTGCAATAAAGTACATGGCTTTCACGATTATGCTTGAGCACCTGTGCTGATAGCTGCGTAGCAAGTGTCGTCTTTCCCATGCCGGGCCTTGCCCCAAGCACGGCCAGTCTTCCTGGTGATAGCTTGACGTGTGCATCCAGTATCGGCCAGCCTGTTACGATGGCAGGTTTAAAGGTGTCGGCAGCCTTTGTTGTGATGCCCTCGAATGCTGACATCGTTTTAGGTTGCTTCTTCTTTTCCTTCTCTATCTGCTGAAGCATCTGCCGGGTTACTTGCTGCACTGTAGCAAGGTCTACACTGTCACCCTCTACTGCTCGCAGCGTCATCCTCGCTGCTCTTTCAATGCGTCTTAGCTGGGAGTATTTCTTTACATGGGCGATCAGATCCTTGAGCGGATCTGATCTTCCAATACCTGATTCTGATAACTCGATCAGGTAGTTCTCACCGCCTGCAGTATAGAGTGCCCCTTGCTCCCGTAGGATTTCAGACACGCTATATATCGTGCAGTGATTATTCTTATGGATAGATTTACATATCGCATCGAAGACTAGCTGGTGCTGATAGGTACAGAAGTCATCGACCCTTAGCCCCTGCAACTCTGACTCTTTAATATCTATAGAGCAGATCAGGTTACTAAAGAGCTGCTTCTCTACGGGCTCTGCTGCATCACGGAGAGAGGATTGTTCTTCGATATAGTCTTGCGAGTTCGCTGCACTCCCATGCGTAGAGTGCGCAGCCTGCTGCGTCTGCTGCATGCTGCCATTGTCCTCGGGGTAAGTGGGCAAGTTCTTTCTCCAGGTTGGAACGTTCAGATAACGCAGTAAGGACATCTTCCTTACTGGCTTTCTTGGAGCCAGTAAGGAAGTGCTTCACATCTTTGGCTGTTATCTGAACGATGGGAATATCAAATGATGCGGCAACTGAATAGATCACGCCTCGTGCTAGCCCTAGCTGCTTGTCGCTTGGCATGCGCGTCCAGCTCTCTGCTTCAATCGCAAACATAATAAAGTTGTGTATATCACAGAGGTCAGAAAGGTAGGTGTGTATGTGCTGACATCTCTTTACGTTGTCATCCCACGCAAGTACCTTCTTCTTATCCTTCTGCGTACGAAACACGTTTGCTTCGTCGAAGGTTTGGACGGAGCCGCCCCCTCCCTGAAGGGAGAGGACGGCCGTGCCCAGGCTGGAAAAGCCAGGATCAATACCTAGTATAGCCATCAGAATGGGGGCTTCTCTTCATTGAGCCGAACACCAGTAACGTTGGTGTACGTCTTGCCGTTGTACTCACGGTTCTTCACCGTCACAGTGAAGTGCTTGTTGGTGCAGTACTGACTCAACTTCAGAGAGAACTCCGACCAGTCTGATGGCTGACCGCTCATGCCCATTGCATTCCAGATCTTGGCAACCTTCCACATCGTGTCATCACGGTGGGTCACGTTGTCCCAGACCTTGCGGTCTCTGTGCTCACCATCAGTAATGGTGTATTCCAAGTTGGTAGCTGTAACACCAGTCATTGGATGATCAGATGTATCTACCTTATCCAGCTTCACCTCGTAGCTGCCATCTGGAATTGGTCCATAGGATTGCGGTTCAGTAGATGCGGTTTCAAAAGCTTCTGCGAAAATGCTCATTGTGTATCTCCTTATAGAGCATTGATAAAGATACGTGCATCATCCGCATTGCGGACAAAGACGTAGGGATCCTCTGGATCCATATCGAAACGGCACTTCGATACCTGTTGAGGATCCTGTCGGTAGTCAATGAACCGATCCCCCTCCTTCAGATCCAGGTATTCAGCAGCGGCCTTGGTTGCCACCTGCATCCTACCAACGAAATCGAACTGCCCGACTACATCCGCTCGGTCGTTCTTTGGTGCCTCTGGCGCATAATAGCCGGGCAGTCCTTCAACTTCGCCTACTGTCTGATGGGTTAGGACAAGTACATGCTTACCTGTCTTTGTAAGATTCCTCAGTTCAACGAGGATCTCCTTTAGCTGCCGCTTCCTTTCTCCATACATCGGCAGTGTTGCTTGTTTCGTTCCACAGATACCCCGAAGAAGTGACCAGCACATCTCGCTTAGTGTATCTAAGATGACGAGTTTCACTTCGTCTCTATCTCTCAGTGACCGTAAGAACTTTGCGATCTCCAACCCCATTCCGGGGGTTGGATCGGAAAGGTCATACAACTCAGTGCGCTGACAATCAGCACGCACCAGTGCATCACGCATTCCAACCTCGAAGTCGATGACCACAGTGTTGACCTGCTTGATCCCCATCTCTGCGGCGAGAAGGGATGCAAAGGTGGACTTGCCTGAACCCGGAGGTCCGTACACCATGAGCATCTTGCCCTTCTTCTTCTTATGAAAGTCAACCTTCTCGAATAGATTCATTGCTCTACCTTTCTGGCTTTGAAGCCATCTGTTACCGCCAATGCGTAGAGATACATTGAAGGCAAATGAATATAGTTGTGAGCATCTCTAACTAAGTTCGAGCTACTCAACGTCTTGTAATCAACAATCACTGTATCCTTCCCGTCGCTGCAGACGAGATCAGGCTGGCAGGTAATCCAGGTCTTTGTTCCTGGTAGTACCGCTGCGAATCTCTGCTCTGCGTGTTCTACTTGTAGAACATGCGGAGCAGAGGAGAGCGGGGCTCTAGCTAACTCATACATATTGATAGCTACCTGCCAGCATACATCAGCGTCGATCATGAGTTGTTCTTTCTCACTGTGATCGTTTAGCTGATCCACGTATCCTTGAATGAACTCATCCCACATGGGACCGATTGCTGTGTGAGGCATTAGCCCCATGTCTGCATGAGCCATAAGCTCTGCATATTTGTGGACCATGTTACCCTTCCAGCGTGCGCTGTACTGAGCGTATGACCGTTCGCTTCGGCCGGCATTCTTAACGTTCTCGAAGTACCACTTGCGTGGGCAGGTTAAGAAGTTCCTTACCTCGCTAGCTGTCACTACCTTCCCAGGCTTGTTTCTCTCCAGGAGTTTATCTTCTCTTCCCTGGTACCTAACAATGTAGCTAGCCAAGCCGTCATAGTCTGAGGTCGTAATCCCCCACCAGTTATCAATGTCACCGCTTGGGTTTCCATGACACAGGTCGGACCAGTCACACCTCGGACGAGTGCATGCCCACAGGTTACGATGGGGAACATCTCCCTCTTTGATGCGCATGTTCCTGGTGATCCTGCCAAACTCATAGCCAAGTTGCATCATCTCTGATTCTTCGACAGGGCAGGTTACTGAGTGTATCCAGGCATGCTTATCTCTTTGCTCGTAGTGGGCTAGTGTATCTGGGTCAGGTTCAGTTCCCAGGTTACTGTGGGCCAACCGATACATCTCTGCTGTTGTATCCTGGTTCTTTGCATTGCTTACTCTGGGTGCAGCCTTTGGCCCACTTAGTATCTTTGCATTCTTTGGCAGCACAGGTCTCGCTAGAACATATCTAATGTATAGCACTTGGACTT